TTTGACATTGTTACACCTTTGAAACTTTCAACCAGTTTCTCAACCGGCATAATACGAGTAAGCGGTACTCCAGGTAAGACATCTTTCGTGAGCAAGGCGAGCCCTGTGAAAACGAGACCATGACACATGTTGCCTTCCGGCGTCTGTTCGGTGCCTCGGAGACAGTCTGCTTCGATGCTGACTTGGAGGATCTCGCCCTTCTCAATCATTTCCAATGCCTTGCTTTCCTTGGCTACTCTGAGGAGGCATTCGACACAGTCGTCCTCGTATTGGGCGTCATAGATTGTGACTTCAGGAAGTTTCTCGTCTGTATGGTTGAGGTCTACGGTTTTGCCGACAAGAGATCTGGCTGCCTGGAGTAATTCGTCTTGTGTGTAGACGTTGTCATTCATGCTACAAAGCGGGAAGAGAGCTTCAACTTTGAAGTATTTGGCTTTCTCGTCTTCCTTGAGAAATTGCAGATATGATTTGGTCCAGCTGAATTTCTCTTGTGGCCTCTGATACGGTTTAGTGTCATCAAGGCCCAACTTGTTGAGCCAAGCGTAGTAAACTCGTTTTCCCTCTTCACATTCCTGATGGTCTTTGCAGTACCGCCACATGAAGGCGTCATAGATTTTTTGAAAGTCTGAGTGTCTCGGCATCTAGATTCCAACCTCAAGTAAAATGATCATGCATCTGCAGTGATTATGTACTGTCGGTAACAGTACGCTGTCCCCGACCGTGCCCTGCAGAAATGGGAATAGGCCAAGGAGTTGATCGCCTGTATATGTTCGCGTGTCATGCTTTAAGCATGGATCACAGGTTCGGTCGTCAACCACGGCCACATACATGTAAGTATATGTCAGTTCACGGAGCAATTCAAGAAGTAGCAGCTTCTTTATCAAGGACTCTACTGAGTTTTTCATAGGTTTCAAGCCGCTTCTGGCGTTCCTCACTCAATTTATCGCTCAGCATAGACGGCACAAGCTGTACATTCATAACCGTGCCCTTTCCCGCATCATCAGGATAACCCAGCGTTTTCCGAGCCCACGACGGACTTACGACGCCATGTTCAATTTCACCTTGCAGTTTCGTGCTAAGAGCGCTTTTGTCTTCTTCTTTCATGGGCCGCCAAACCATCTTTACCGGTTTTGCGGTTTGAACAAGACTGAAAATATTAGCTTCATGAAACCGTTTCAAAACGCGCTGGTAACTCCTAACCTCCGCCTCCAGGATCCTCTCCTGGTATTCGGCTGTAGCCATTGTGGTTGTGCCTCCGAATCCAAGGGCAGGTTCTGGAACCCCCAAGCCTGCAACAAGATTACGCGTGAAATGAGCAAGAATAGGCTCAACAGTCTGACGTCCGCCGACACTCGCGCTCTGATAAACTTCTTGAATCTGCTCGATTGTTCCGTCATTGAATATGTCTTCCCCAGGCTTCCGATTGATCACGCCATTCTTGACTCTGTCATAAGTAGGCTTGTCAACGGGGTTATCTTTACTTCCAATTTGAATGTGCAACATTGGATCTGCACGGCGCCGAGCAATCCAAGGCAGTTTCTCTTCCATGAACAATAAGGCTTTGATTGTTGGCAAAACACAGCGGAGGCAACTGACACCGAAGAGAGCCCAAGGCTCAGCGTTGAATTTCAGATGCAAGACATCAACAGGTTTTATGCGGTCCACTTTGCCGAAACTAGGCTCGTAATGATATTCCGTGATTTGCTGGTCGCTGTCAAGTTTCAAGCCCATTTTACTTGGGTTCAAAGGCTTGAATGATTGGTCCTTCTGTTTTTGCCAGTACATGTTTCCAGAGACTAATGCGAAGAGAGCACCGTCCCGAATTACTGTGTCAGCCTGCAATTTTGTTAAATAGTCCGTGTTGGCTTGTTTACTTGCGTCATCTTCGCATTCGAGGTCGTAGCCCATTTGCCAAATCATGAACTGCTTGATGTTAACCGCTCGAGTGACGTAGGGAATGTAATTGTATGCATCAAAGTAATCTTGAAAATCATTGAAGTCATCCGGATATTTGACGCCGCTAACTGTGCCGACATTAACTTTCACGGCTGTAGCAGGATTCACTGAGGCTTCAATTAGTTTGGCTGTTTCAAGTCTGCCTCGAATATGAGACTCGCTTGATTGGGGTTGATCTGAACTTGAAATGAGGTAGGGTCCGGGAGTTGGACCTTGCACTGTGACAAACCCTTGCAGTTTAGGCGGAGGCTTAGGTTTTGGATGAAACCGGTTGAAAGGCCAAGGCCATTCTTTTTCTTTTTCAGTCATTTATCCCCGACAACTCCGAATGACACGAGCCCTTGGGGTCTGCCTCGAGCAACAATCGCGAAAGCTCCAGAAACGGCGTCGATGATATCATCGTGCGGTCCCCTTGGAAAAGCTTCTACCTCATCTAGGAAATCGTTTATCCAAGGACCTCTGACCAACTTGATGTTTCCCGCCTCGGCAGCCGAACTCACGGGGTTAGCCCGGACTTCTTTGCTGCCCGTGGTCTTCTGCCCGTGAAAGCTGAATCCCAATAGGATATCTCGTGCATAATGGTCGATGTTTGCGATGCCGGTGCTTCCAGGCTCGGTTTCCATGTGAACCTCTACTTCTTTGCCGTCGAGCTCAGCGGTTTGACGGATTAATGCTTCAATCTGCTGCGGTCTTCCACGAGTCCGTTTAATGTCAATGATATAGATGACACCGGCTTTCTGAGTGAGTAAGGCGCCAACTGTGTAATCTGGATCCTTGCCCGGGGCTGCCTCAGTTGCAGCAAGATCCCAATAACGAGCCCTAAGCGCGTCATGCGGGTAGTCATCAACAATTTTGAACCATTCACGCCTGAACTTGCCGCCCGTAGTTCTTGCGGACCAGTCACCATTCAAGAGTTGTGCTCTTGTGATAGGATCAAGTTCGTTGAGGCTTGCCCGATAAGTCGCCTGGTCCAGGTAAGGGTTATCTTCGAGTTTCGCGGGAATGAAAACGCGCCCTTTTATGTGCCCTTCAATCAGGAATCTTTGCTTAACCCATTCATGACCAACTCCCCCCGGATTACTGGCCGCTCTCATTCGGAGGGGAACAGGGCTTGTTTCAAGGCGACGTAAACGACTGAACATGAACCGGTACTCTGTTTCAAGAAATTGGGTGATTTCGTCGAAACCTATGAATTGAAACGCTGCAGATTGATACCGGTATTTATCCGCCTCAGTTTCCATGTAACCGAAGCATAATCTTGCGGAACTGGGGAAAGTCCATGTGTGATTTTCTCCGTTCCATTTGGCAGTTGTTCCGCCTAACCATTCTTGAGCGCGATCCATCAAGGCTTCCGGGAGCGCGAGATCCCGGTAGGTTCTGCGGAAAAGGATTGCTGTGTACCCAGGAATGCTGACGAATTGGAATGCTGCCATTAAGAGAGCGTCTGATTTGCCGCCTCCAGCTGCTCCTCCGTACAAGGCTTCACGTTCTGTGGTTACTAGGAATTCAGCTTGTTTGAGTGTTGGTTGATGCGGGATCCACTTGTTCTGGAGGACTGTCTGGATTAAGAGGCTTCTTTTCCACTGGGTTAAAGAGAGTGTCGTATTTTGCGAGGAGACCTGCAATGTCTTTTCCCTTGTCAACAGCAATATCCAGTTTGCCTTCTGTTTTCTGCTCTATTTTTCTTGGCATTAACTTCTCCAAGAGTTTGTCACGGTAATGGAGGCGTGTTCCAGTTTTTGCCTCTATGATATCCGCGAGTTGTGCTTGCATTAATGTGTCTATGAAACTTTGTGTGGGCTCGTCTTTGAGGTTGCGTCTTATGGTTTTCTCGTTGCAGTTCAATTCCTTGGCGATTTGCTCATGTGTGTAGCCTTTAACTCGCAATTCCAGAATTCTACTGATACGTCCTGCTTTCTTGATTAGGGCTCTTTTTTGTTTTGGCTTTGCTAAAAATGGCAGCATCAGAGGCGGATTCTGGACGTTATCGGACATTCTAGGCCTCTAAGTTGAGGGATCCCTCCCCTCGGCTGTCTATGAGGACTTCTCCCTCAGTGAACTGTTCTAGTGCTGTCATATAGGGCTCGGGATAGTCTTCTGTGAGTTTGATAAGGATCTGTTGCGGTGAAAGAAGGTTGACGGATTCCGCTTTTTCACGGTCGATGAAGGCAGAAGAGAGCACGATTTGTTTTGCTTTCCGGCGTTGCTCCTGGATCTGTGTTCGCCGTTGCATTGCTTCTTGACTGTGTTTATGTGGCATTAAGATTCAACTCTCAAAGATTCCACTCGAGGGCGGAAGGGAAGAACTTGTTTGATGATTGTGTCGGTCGAATTGTAGATTTAAAGTTTTATTGCTTCGTCGTATGGACCTGAGATAGAATTGACAGGCCGTCAAAATGATCTCCGTCCTGGTAACGTGAAGAAGAGTAGCTGCTCTATCGATCTCTTCAACTAATTTCTCATCGATCTTACATTCTACTCTTTTCTTCACTTCAATTCTCCAGCGTCGCCTAAGGGCTCGTCCATCCTTTTCTTGCCAGCGGGAGAGGTTGTAGGCGCCCCATCCGCGCCTCGTTGTTCGGACTTTCGCTCTCTTCGAAGCCTACACCCTGAAGAGATAGTAAGGGGATGCTTGGGTCTGGGTCTCTGCTCTCCCGCGAGAGTTTGTTAGTTATCATTCTTCTTCCCTGTTCTTTCTATAATGATCTAGAAACCAAACTCGAACCCGATCTCCACTGATCACGCCTGCAACGTCAGCTAAGTCTTTTGGAATGATAACACATAGGCTGTTGCCTCGTGAAGAGACGCCGAGCACGATCATTTCCTTCAGATTGCCGACTTTTCGCCAGTCGCTTATTGAGAATTTTTGCTGAGAAAACTTGTCTTTCGATTTCGTGGTCTTCAAACTACATCATCACCCTCAAATTCGAACATATTTAACGTGTTGAAACCGTCGTTTTTATTTGGAATAGTCATTTTTACACACCTTGTCTTTCTGACACTGCTATACCTAGGCTAACAGGCTCTGTAGGGCTCGAAACGGTTTTTGATGGACTTTTCCCATAGGGTTCTGAAAACCTCATTTTTTCAGGAACCTCCAAACCTTCGGGCCTAACGCTTCAGCCTCTTTCTTGTGTTTGTCACAGAGCCCATACTCTTTTTTGTTTTGAATGAAAATGGCGACTGCAACTATGTCTCGCATGCAGTCTTTGAAGCCGCAGATAGGGCTCGGAGCATGATAAGCTTTGCCAAGCTTCAAAATCGTATCAAGCCGCTGCTGAGGATTACCAGGCTCATGAAGTCTCACATAGGACTCAGCGTTATCTCTAGTCCATTGACTGAAGTTTGAGCCTTCCCTCTTCAGAATAGTATGCAGCAAGTCGAACGTGTTTTGAAATGACTCTGGGAAATAGAATGTAGAGTGATTTTTTCTTTTTGTATGTGTATGTATGTATGTATACATACACTCTATCTCTCTATCTCCTATCTCCTCTCCACTCAAAACAATCAGCCTCACGGGTTAGGTTTTCGAGCAAGAAATTTCTCTTTGCATTTGTCAGAACAGAAATACCAAGGACTCACTACATTATCCACTATCCGCACTTTATTCTGGTTGACCTGACCACAACAACGGCACAGCAAACTCTTGCCACATTCATCACAGACAGTCTTCCCTAATGGAGGCATTCCTAAGACAAAGAGAAGAGGCATTCTTTCCATTGTTGGACAATATGGAGGACACATTCCGATACGGATATCTGGATACGCCTCTCTCCACTTCTTGCAGTTTTGGGCATCTTGAGGCGTACACATTTTTTCTAGGTCCCCTGAACTTGAATGTTGACTTCCTCACCTTGCAGAAGAACCGTTCGAATCCGCTCAAGTCTTTGGAAAGAGACGTTTCTTACGCCGGCAGAAACGACGTAACTATTCTGACTGATAAGCTTCTCCAATTCCACGAGCTCCCTATGAATGACGTCCACTTGTTTGTCAGTGTAGATCTTCATTTGCCTTCACCAGAAGCCCTTCTTTTTTTCACCCTTCTTTCTGCATCCATCAGTGTTTTCTCTGGCTCCCAATCTCCCGTGAGGACAGGACACACTTCGCAAAACATCTTGTCTCCGATACATGGATCACCATTGTAGTCGCAAAGATCCTCTTCCTCGAGAACATCTTCACCGCAATCGTACTCACTTTCATCACTCATTTTGAACCCTCAGAACCTTTCACTTCTTCAAACTCGATACTTTCACAAAAAGGGCAACAAGGCTTCTCAACAATCACGCGACGCGGAACATCAGGCGAAAAAGAAGGTGGTCCCTGCTTCTCCACAGAGATCCTGCCTAACACGGAAAACGTTCTGCCGCAATCGGGACTCTTACACTTCCACATCAAGAGCCCTCCTTGAAATATCTGAACCCTTGGCTTGGCTTAATTCCTACAGATTTTATCCAGGTCCACGATTCGCTATGAAAACGTAATTCATACTTTCGATCACGCTCACCCATTGCCTTGCACACGAAATACCCCAAGACTCGACCTTTGACCGCAAAATAGAGTCGAACTTCAACACTTTCAGGAAAATCTATGTCATCCTCGCCATACCAGCCAAATCCAGGAGCCCCCGCGGATTCAGAAACAACGCCCGTCGTCTCTGGCATTGTTATGTCGAGCAATCGTTTTGGAAATCGGGACATTCCCCAATAACAGTACGCGCTTTCGCTCTTCTTTCCATCGCGTAGTTTGTGGTCCAACACTTTCTGACTATTGCAGACCAAAACACCGATATAGACCACTACGAACCCTCCTTGAACGTGGGGAATTTGCAGCACCGATACCAAGAAAGACATTTATGCTTAGGACTGAACTTGCAGAGAGCCATCAAGAAGCCTCCTTCTCCCTCTGGAGACCATGAAGCCAATTTCTGAACGTAAGTCGGCTGTTCCTTCTTTCGTCCGGAGTAAGTTTCCTCTTGAGAATCTGCTCTATGCGTTTTATGTAGAATTGCTTAGTATTTCGATCTGTCAAGACGATGCCTCCTTCCTTAGTCTCTGCATAAGTTCCAATGCCTTCTCCGGCGATTGCGCCTCAACATAATAGTTCTTCCCTTCCGTCAAATTCTGGAGGGTCACCGAGAGAACTGTCTTATTTAATGGCTCTGACTTTCGCCAAAACCGCCATTTCAAGATAAGGTCTCCTTAAATTTGACGCCTTGCGCAAGACAGTAGTAGTTGCGGTCTGAATGCTTCTTAGCAATCAGGTCCTCTTTCGCCAGATCGTTAAGCGCATTATTGACTTCTTGAGGCGTTGCACTCCAATGCTCCTCTTCAACAGCCTTCACAATCTCGCCTAGTTGCTTCCATGAATCAAGTTTTCCTTTCTTAGCGAGAGCAAGGAGTTTACCACGCATGTTTTCAGTGCTGACAGTGATAAATTTCTCGGCAGAAGCCACATCAACAACTGTCACAGAACGCTGCAAACCAATCGATGTATTCGATGTAGGTAATGTAATAGGGCTCGGCGTAGGTAAAAGCCCTAAAATGCCTTCCTTCAGTTTAACAAACGAGTTGTTTTCTTTCGCAAATCTTTCATTAAGAGTCTCAAGCGATTTGATGCGAACGTCCTTTTCATGGACTTGCTCGCCAAGAAAAGAAAGCCTTCTCTCAACATCCTCAGAAAGCTTAGGAGTCATGACTCCTACCCGTTCAGAACCGGCGCCTGTCATCATTTCTTTGACTGAAAGCTTGATGTTCGCCTTCTCCTCCAGTTGCACATTCCGCTTCTTCAAATCTTCAACCTGCTTCTCGAGGCGCTTGACAGTTGATTCTTCCTCTTTCTTAGCAGCGACTGCCTTCGCAATCTCTTCCTGGAGACCGCCCAGGGCTCGCGACAGATCCGCAGTGAAAGGCTTCGGCTCAATCAAAGGCGTATCAGCGCCGTGAGGACACAAACGCTTTCGAACTGCAACCGTGTCGACGCCGCCCTTGTGACTGACCACAAACGAGCCCGTAGGCAACTTCATAATCTGCTCTTCAGTAATGTTCAGATGCTGTTTTTTCACGAGAAACATCAGGCCAGTCTTTGGATCCAAGTCTGCAGGACTCGTGAACTTGCCGAACAAGTTGATGTTGCACTGACTCAGCGGGCTCTTATGAAGATCTGCAGGACGCTGACTGATGAGAATCGGGAAAATGCCGATCTTACGACCGTGTTTTGCGATAAGGCTCACTCGAGACAGAGACTGTTTGGTGATTTGGTCCCACATCTGCGGCGCCCAAGTATCTGCCTCTTCAAGGACCAGGAAGAGCACGCGCCTGTACTTCTGCTCGAGGCGGTAAAGATTCCACAAAAACGTAGAGACAAACTTGATCTGCTCTCCTTCATCTTCGATATCGCTCACATTGACAACAAGGCTGATGCCCTTCTCCAAAGCAGCTTTGACATATTCATGAGCAAACGCCGGCTCAAGCGGGAGATCCTGATAAGGCCCACCCACAACGACCACATTATTGTACCGGGCTTTCAACGTATGCCACTCAGGAATAGGCTCGATAATGATTACTTGCGCATGATTATCCAAGACGTCTTCAACGATGTCGGCACCTGCATTGCTCTTGCCGTGACCACTCATAGCTAATATACTGAAGCGTAAGCCTTCACGCTTGTAATCATCAGTATCGATGGTAAATTCTGGGGACAGACGTAACTTCATTGTTCAACCTCCAAGAGATGAGACTCTTTCTTCCGTGCACCGACAACAACCATCACAATCCCCAGCACTCCGAAACAAACTAGGACGGGACTAAGAAGCACTCTGAAAAATCTCGGCAACCGCATTGATCTCAAAATTCGATTCCCCCTTGACTTGCGAGACTTCTGAGATTGGCGCCGCAACTTGGGCACTGCGGTTTCCATTGTCGACGAAAATCATCGCCAAAGCTTGAGTTGTCTTCTACGAAAGTGACTTCTGTTCCATCGAACGTGGCGACACATTCTATGCATTGATAGTGGGTGTCCCTTGCATCGTTATAGCAACCGTAATGCCAAAGTCTCCCATCTTTTGATCGAATGAGGTTGCGTTCAATCGGTTCTTGACAGTGAATCCAACTGCAAACCCGTTTGGCTAAAGGCACTTTCTTGTAGAGCCCACGATCACTCATACAGAAACCTCGATTTCGAGTTGCTCCCTACAGGCCTTGGCAAAAGCTCTAGAACAAGCCAAAGGAATCCTAGCATGTTGCGCCGACTGAATTGCTCTATTATGACATGGCGTTGGTTCCAAATACTTCATGCTTGGTTGATCGCGCCCATTCTTATTTTTACAACGGATTTTTACTCGCATGTCACGTGGCATGAGGAAAAGCGGGTAGTTCCCGTAAAAGACGTGGCGTTTTCCGTAAGTGATGAATCCTTCTGTCCTCGGTTGGAACTTCTTGAAGAATTTCTTGAGATTAGCCACATTCTCCATTATCCAAAAATGAGGGGCTGCATCTTTCACAAAGTCCAGAAAACAGTCAATCAAAACAAGTCCATTTTCAGGGTGAGGTGGATTCCGCCATCTTTTGCCATAGAGTAGACCTATTTGTGAGAAGTCTCTACATGGTGGACTTCCCCAGATCACATCGTAACCTTTGAAGGCTTCACCTTTCAAGTCACACATATTCGCTTGAATGAAATGATGCTTGTAACCCAACATCTTAGGCGCGTCAACGATGTCTGTGCCCATGACATCGAAACCTTCAAACGCAAAACCGTCTGAAACTCCTCCCATCCCGCAGAAGCAGTCAAGCAAAGTGAATTTATGTTCACTCATTCTGGAGCGCTCCTTACTTTTGTGAGCCTATGTTTGTCAGCGGAAATGTGGTCGATGAAGAAATGTTGATTACATTCAGTGCATGTGAACTCGCCGACTTGAGTGCCTTCAATTTTGTGACGGTGAACAGTTTCAAACGAGCCCACACCCGATTTCTCAGAACCTTCCAGGGGCTCATGTTCGTCTTCCACCGTTGCGATGCCTTCAGCAAACAAGGGCTCTTCCTTATCGAGAGAAACTGGAATTTCACCCTTCGCTACAGCCTCTTTTACCGCGTCAATGAGAACTTCACGGCCTGCAGGAGTGTCAAGGAGTTCACGAGCCTTACCATAAGTGATATCTTGAGGCTTCACAGTTTCAACTGAAACAGGTTTCCCATCAGGTGCTCTAAGGGTTAGAGCAGAATCTGAGCCCCCAAGAGCCCCAGCGGCTGCTTTAGTCTGATCTTTCAAGTCATCAGGCAAATAGCGGTAGACTGTGCTGATGCCCCAACCGAGTTCCTCGGCAAGTTGCTTCATGCTCCAATTTGTATAGACAATGATTTCTCGGAGCAATCGGCCTTTCTCTTCCGGTGAGACATTCCGTCGTTCATTAGAGATCAGACGAGCCTTAGCCAGTTGCACCGGATCCTCGATGCCTTCAACCGTGAACTTAGGCCAATCAGGATCCGCTTTGAGTCGATGAAAACCATCGATCACTTCGCCGCTCCTGGTCATAAGAACCGGATAGAGAGAGCCGATCTTCTTAGACGAGCCCCTCAGCGCTTTGACGTCTTCATCTTCAGAAAGAGCCCCTATGCAGAGCTCACTTGATTGACTGATCTTAATTGAAGACGGTTTAGGGCTCGCTTCAGAAGAGCCCGCAGCAACTTTCGGAGTTTCTTCCTGAATCGGTGTAGGGCTCTTTTTCGCCAAAGGACCAGGCACCCTGAACATTTTGAAGCCCTTAACATAGTCTCCTCCTAAGTCTCGAACGAGCCCACACATACCCCTGAATTGGAGGTCACTTAACCATTTCTTAGGCCGTAATGTTGCATAGAAAAATCCTTCTTTATCCTCGCCCACGTCAAAGAATTCTTCTACGGCTTCAAGTTTGAACGTGAGAACGTCAGCAATCATTTTACTGAAATCATTAGGTGTCTTCAAAATAGAGGGCATTTATTTGGTCTCCCCGAGTTGTTTCTGACCCGTCTTGCTGATCCCGACAGAATGCACAGAGCCTAAAGGATAACGACTAAAGAGACTCGACTCAGGAGCCTTCAGACTGATCCGGATCTGAACGTCTCCCTCTGATCCTTCAAAGAAAACCTTAAACTCGTCGCCCTCATCGGTCTCAGATGTGTTATGTCTCGTTACTACAACGTCAATCGTCATGGATTTTTGCTCCTATCAAGTGAAGCTTCCATCTCACATGCCTTCTTTATCATGGTCGCCGTTTTGGCATACAATTCTTTGACTTCGTAGCCTTGGCCTATCATTTCGTCTACTTTGTCGAGTTCCACGCTTTTGACGCTTACAATCTTCTCAATGGAAAGGGGTTCGACAACTTCTTCAAAGTCTAATCCATGGCAGTAGGGGCAAACGTGGATTTCAAATGACTTAATTATGGGAGCTGTATTCAAGCCGATTGAAACATCATTAGCAATCAATTTACCAGCATAGAGGAAAGTCTTTTTGCATTCAGGATTCTTGCATTGAAACTTCATTTCTTCGCAGACTCCTTTTTACGGGCGCCGACAACGACCATTATGATGCCGAGGACTCCGAAACAAACTAGGACTGGAGCCAAAAGCACTCTGAGAAGTTTTGGCAGCCGCATTAAGAGAGCAGCTCCTTCAATTTTTCAGCCTTCATGCGCGCATACTGATCGCAAACGCCCTGTTGCTTGCAGGCGAGCCCTATACACTTATGACATTCAAAAACCGTCATGGTTTCGCCTCAAGCGTTTTCTTCTTGACATTCTCAATTAATTCTAGGGTGAACTCTGCGTAGGCTTTGCCATCCTCGATTGTTTTGAAGTATATGTCAAATGAAGGTTCGTGTTTTCGTGTGATTGACATTTTAATCATCTTCATGTTTTCGGAGCCTCCGGGCTCTTCTTTCTCAACTTAGCCTCAAGAATCTCGATGCAACGAGCAAAGAAAACGTCCGACCTACTCATCAGAAGCCTCCACATCAGTGATTTCGTTCTCAAACTCGACAGTTACTAGTTCAGCGTTTTTCGAAACTTCCGTTTTGTAGCTTTCAACCAATTTCAGGGCTTTAACATAAGCCTCATCAAAATCCTTGGCAAGAATGAAGTCATGATGATTTGACAAGTCAATGTTAGCGACTTCAATATGGTATAGTTTCAAAGCCTAAGCCTCCACCTTGACAACTGCCAAGATTTCTTTCGTGACGCGGTCAACTTCTTTCTGGCTGGTTGAATCGTAATTGAAACTCAGAACTGTCACGCTATGCCGCTTCGTTAACAACTCGCGGAGCTGTTCGTCTCGGTCTTGTTTGCCATTGTGAACCGCTTCGCCGTCCAAGTAAATCGCAAGGTTTTGTGCTGGCAAGTAAATGTCGGGAATCGTTTCTTGAACACAGAAATGACGGTCTTGAATGATGCCTGTGACGCCTGACTCAATCAATGAAGCGATTACGATGCCTTCCATTTTCGAGTGTTGAGGGCTCATGTGGGCTTTGCGATCTTCCCATTTCTCAAGAGCTCTGACCGTGTTGGTGGTTAAGACGACTTTGGGTTCAGGTTTCTTGCTCTGATAACCGAAGTAACTGTTGAAAGCGTCAGGATTCGCTAAGGCCTTTTTGTGGCATTGTTCGCAGAGTTGATGGTTGTGCCATTCGACGGGTGTGGATGTGGAGACGTGGCAGCGGTCACAAGAAACAATATCTTGAATCGTACTAGATGTTATGACACGTGTCAAATCCTGTCTTACGATTTCCGATTTAGCTTCACTCATTGCTTTACCCTGCTCAGTTTGAGGCATGTGACGGTAAATCGTTCTAACACTGATTCCTGTCTGGTCCGAAATCTCTTCAGGTTTCAAACCGTTCTTAATCAAGAAAGCGATACCCTGAGTCATTTCACTATCAGGAACCTCGCGTCTGCAAAAGTTAGTAGCCAAACGTGCCAGTTCCAACTTCACAGGAGTATCCACGCTTTCAACAGTCACGCAAGGCCATTCAGGGTCAGCGTTCTGACGATGAAAATCATCAATCATGTTGCCCGCCTTATCCTTCAAAATCGGATATAGTTTGCCTAGACTTCTGCTGGAAACGCTGAGATCGTACTCGTCAACCAAAACCTAAGCCTCCTTTGGAAACATTTGCTTGTACTTGTCGTTGATGAGAACTCGGACAAGTTCAGTGTTGTTTTCTAGGCCATAGTATTTCTTGAGAATGCCGAAACGCCGTTGCAATTCACCTTCAAGTTCGACGCGGACTTGAGAGGTCGTTTCTTCGTTTTTCACTTGTTACACCTTGTAACATCCTCTTACATTGTCTTACTATTTAAAACCTTACAAATCGCATAGAAGAAGATTCTAGAATCCAAATCAAGCATAAATTAATTAGATAGTGTAACAAATAGTAACATGAATACTATGGCAAAGAAAACAGGGAAAGGGACACAAATCCTAATCAGACTAGATAAAGACCCACGACTACTCCATGAATTTGAATTCCTCAAAGATTTCATGCATACGAAAAACAATGTTGAAGTTGTGCGTAGGCTAGTTGATGAGAAATATGAGGAATTGCAGAAAAAAGGCAAAATCCCTTAGAATATGTGGTAGGCTCCAAGTTCATTGCGTATCCGTTCAAACTTGTTCTCTCGAACCAACTTCTGCAACTCACTTATCTTTTTCCTCACGTTAGGTACCGAGCCTTTATCAACAATGGTGGCAATTGCCTCCAAACAGTCTTCCCAACCGCGAATATAAAGAGCATCAGTCAAATCCAAACCCCTTCTGCAAAATAGCCCTAGAGACTCACTCAGATTTAAACTCAAACTGGAAAGGACATAGGGCTCGCATGGAGAGATAAGTGAAAGTGAACATTGACCTAGAAGAGTTCTCCACAAAACAAATATCTAGAGACCACCATAAAGTCAACTGACAAAGGAGAAGGAGGTGAAGCGAACGAGAAAATTCTTCGCCCTTTTAATAGTGGCAACCGTTATCGCCCTGATTTCAACAGTTCAAGCCTCAAATTGGAGCGAAGTAACAAGTTTCAGTGGCTCCGGCTCAGAAACCTACACCACTAATTATTTTGTGTGCAACCATGAAGAATGGATGATCCTCTGGGCATACAAGCCAGATCCCAACTATCCGGACCTGGCGGCCTTAGCCATTTTTGCCTATCCGCAAGGCGAGACTGCTTCGTATGTCGCGAGCGTCTTTAAGATGGGGTCGGCCGATACAATCGGATGGACCTTTGTTCATAACAAGGCAGGGACTTTCTATCTGGAAATCTCAACCGCGAACACTCAAAGTTATGCTATCAGCATCTACGAAGACCTAGAATCAATTTCCTATGTGACACTTAGTATCTCTTCAACATCAGGAGGATACACCGTTCCAAGCACTGGAAACTATCAATATTCAATGGGCTTCCCGGCTCAAGTGACAGCCCACACAAACCCTGGATATAGCTTCTACTGGGAACTCAACGGATTATATGTAGGCTCGATGTCTCCGATCACTCTAATCATGACTGAAAACGCCACCTTACACGCAGTTTTCCAAGATGACACCGCTCCGGTCACGACGGCTGAGTATGATGGCTCTTGGCAAACTGTCGATATAATGATAAACTTGACGGCTACAGACGCCGGATCAGGGGTTCAAGAAACTTTCTATAGAGTCAACGGAGGGCCCACCCAAAACGTCAGTTCAAATGGGATGCCTCACATCACGACTGAAGGCGCCAACAACCTGCTTGAATATTGGAGCAAGGACAATACTGGAAACATTGAGTCAGCGAAAACCAAGTACGTCAAAATAGACAAGACACCGCCAGCGGGCAGCATCCAAATCAACGCAAACGCAACCTACACAAACTCGACCTCAGTCAGCATACAGTTCTCGGCCCAAGACGCCACCTCAGGGATTATTCAAGCCAGATTTAGCAATGATAATGTCACCTGGTCTGCCTGGCAGCCGTTCAGCACGAATATGCCGTGGAATCTCACGGATGACCAAGGCGAAAAAACCGTTTACGCACAAATCAGAGATCAGGCAGGCCTGATTTCACCCATTCTCACAAGTTCAATAACGGTGATTCCAGAATTTCCCCCTGGGCTCCTCTTTGCAGTCATCCCTCTGACATTGTTCGTGATAATCTACAGTCGGCGTAGGGCTCGTTTTAAAGCCCTTTGAGGAATTCCTGAAACTTCTCTTCCTTTCCAGGGTTCTCTTCAAAATACCGGTCTAACGTTTTCGCAAACTTCGTTTTCAAAGCAAGACCGGGATCCTCGCCCGTCCGCTGCGAAAAAATGTTAAGGTAGGGCTCTAGTTTGCTGTATTCTCTTTCAACGACGTCGGGATGAGTGAACGGCGCCTGATCGTAAATGCCTCCAGGGATATCAAGCTGATCTCCATTCACATCATCGACGGAGTGACCCAGCATGAACCGAACGTAGTCTTTGCTGATGCCCCGGTCCGGAGGGCTCGCCTCAGACTCGAAGATCTTCCGGAACATGTGAAAAATCACTGAGAAAGGCCCCTTATAGACGCCGTGACGCTGCAAATGCTCTCTGAAGGGACTTCTCCAGGAGGCAGGCGTCAACTTTTCGCCATCTCGTTTGATGAACAGGTATGGGCTCTTTCGACCGTTAAGCCATCGCTTGCGAATAGGCAGCCACTTCTGAATTTCCGTTATTGCATCAAGAGAACAAAACGTGTAATATTGAAAATCGTTTCCCTTGCGCTCGGCAAAATCAAAGCGGATCCTCCGTCTTCCTTCGTGGATCATTCGTACTATGTAATCGTACTGACCATTAATATCGTCCAGGACCTGCGTCACACTTTGCCCGGTCTGAAGACCCAACATGCAGATCGCACGATCCCGCTGATTGACGACGGCCAACACTTTCTTTGCCAAAGCGATAGTATACGGAGCCGGATGATACTTGCGATGTTTCTTCTCGCCATAGGCCCCTCGAGCAATCGTCAAATCAACCTCATGAGCCTTGCAGAACAAGTTGACACTCTTGAACATCGCACCGTAGAGAAGGCTGTGAGATTTGCCTTTCAAATCAGGATTATCCCTGGTGAATTCGAGGACCAGGTTACGTCCCCAGCAGCGCTCTTGAACTGAGGTTTTCTGACGCTTCTCACAGATCGCTTGTAGAAATTCATCAGGCCTCAACTCGAGACTCTTCCGGATCTTCATCCACTTGAAAAACATACATAGATACCGACTGAAATTGTACTTGCTTGCCTCAGAATACTTCGCAAGGAACTGTCTCACACATAAATTCTCATCAACAAAAGCCTGGATCTCTCCTCGAGTGACACCGTACTCGTATTTGCGGCGCCAGTCCTTCAACTTCCTTTCTCCTAAAAACAGGAAAGACTACACATAATATATTGATTTGCCTCGGATACCCTAGAGGCGGCTAGGTATATGGCGACCGTATCTGACGTAAAGGTTCAGAGCTCTCGCTACTTGTAAATTTACAATGACAAAAGAGAATGATAGGAAAAAAAGGAAAGAAAGAAAAAGGATGCTGGTTCTTATTTGGGAACCAGTTTCAAGACGACCCTTCTTAAAACGTCTATGACGAACAGCAACACAACGCCGTAATGCACCGGTATGAATTGGGCGACGAGAATCAAGAGGGGTTCATAATAGAAGAAGGTTTCACCGAAGCTTTTCAAGTCAAACGTTTCGTTCTTTTTGAAGACTTTCTGCATGAAGCCGCTTGCAGCGCCCACAATCACCGTGGCTATGAGGCCGACAAACGCTGGGTTCTCCAGGAGTTTGTCAGTTCCGTTGTTCAGGTTGCCTAATGCTTCTATCTTGATTTGGTTTGTCCAAATCAGGCCCTCAATAATCAGAAATATGATGGTGACTGTGATTATGATGAGGGCTAAGTTGCTGTTTATTTTTTTCTCACTCAACACTGTTCACCTCCATTATCGAGAAAGTGCTGGCGGAACCGAAGCCCTTCTTTTAGGAGAAGGAGATGCAGAAAAAGCATCAATGCGAAAAGACTTCGATTCCGCTTTCAGCCTCACGTTAATGCGCGAGTTCCAATTGCCACGATGATAGAAATCAACGTCATAACCGTGAAAATGAGCGTGGCCATGATTTTTCTATTGATAGATTTTGTTGCTTCCTCTAATGCGTTGATTCTGAAGTCTACAACCTTGTGTTTCTCGATGCAGAGGTCTTGGACTTTGCTCATTTGAACTTCATGAACGTCTTTTCTCACGTATTTTTCGTTCTTCTCATCAGCATGTTTTTCCATTTTTCACGTCTCCTGATATGATTTCAGTTTCAACTGTACCCTACACGATAACGGTCTTGAACATCGTTGAGAGTTCAAAGTTGAGGACCGGACCGACGATCCTTAACTTCATTTCGCCCCAACCAGTGAAGCAAAAACGTCCGATCGGATTGGTGACGCCGGAGATCTCAACGAGCCCCCAGGGCCAACATCGACGAGCCTTGAGAGTAACCTGAACTATGTGACCATGATCGAGATGTCCGTGCGGCTCGTCGTAATAATCGACATAGCCGTTTGCCGTGTGCTTGGGGACGTCAACTGGCCTCCTGAAATTCCACCAATGATGATTTTTGAAGAGCCCCTGGAAAAAGCTCGAGTATTCGCCCTGGTCCAGCTTGATCGTGAACGGGATCGAGATTGCAGCAACCTGGAGGACTGAGGCTAGTGTATTAACTTTCAGGGTTTTCATAAAGCATCAACTTGTAAGAAATTTGATTAACGAGGCAAGAGCGTTATGCTTCTTGCAACGTGAGTGTGAAATACCTGATGTTTTTGCCGGCAAGATCTGCAGCCTGAATCGCTACGCCTAGAATGTAGACTGTTGTGCTGATAACTCGGACTTCGTCGGTAACAACAAAAGTGACAGTTGTGCCTGCCGTCGCTGTGTCTTCAAAGCTTTTAGCTTGACTACTTGCCCATGCGACACCGTTTTCAACGCAGTCCAACGTCCAAGCCCGCACTACACCTCGAACTTTCACTTTCCGTTTGAAAGCACCACTAACCCAAGCATCCCATTGACGTGCAACAACTTCAGTGCCTTCACCTAGACTTTTGCAGTCAAGCGTTTTGCCGTCTAAAGTGACAGTCATCTTTCATCGACCGCAATGTGGCTTATGCATCCGAACAAGCCTGAAACCACCCAAAATTGACTTGCAACATCAATTATCTCAAACGTGTAAGTATGCGTCATGATGCCAGCTGCAGGAGTAGCGACACTATAATAATCTGTGCTATCTCCGAAACTCACAGCTCTTTTCTTGCCGATTTTACTGTTTTTAGTCGGATCACTAACTAGAGGCTCAAACATCACGTAGAACGTGCCCATCTGCGCAAAATTCAACGTTACGGGCTCGTTGTCGATTGCAGCTAGAATCCATGGGGTAGCAATAATCGTGATCTTTACAACAGTATTCGCATTGTCTTTTGTGATCGCGAATGAATGCGCCGAGCCGACACTTAGGCTACCATAATAGTATGCAGAGGCGGCTTCGTAACTTCCTGTGTCTTGAGTTCTCGCAGTCCAATCTACTTGAACGCCGTCTACAGCAAGGCTTACACCATTCGTTAATGTGTCTCCAACATTTTCAAAATTCGTCTGCCCTCCTGGAGTTGATGCGAAACATTGTACCGCGAATACTGCATTCTTTAATGCGCCGATGCATGTTTCTCGATTTGCAACGGTTAGATTTATCGTGCTTGAATAAGTCGCAAGAAGTGAACTGACTTGGTCAGTGAACTTTGCGATTCCCACCTTCATGCTATTTATTTGTCCGTTGCCATAATTTTCCATTAAGATGTTAACAGTACCCGCGGCGACATAGATGAGAAGGTTGCCTGTTGCACCTATATGTCCAGCCCATATTGAGACACCTCCGACTTTTAGACGATATTCACTAGCGTAGGCGCCACTCATGGTGAATTTGAGAACTAGCAGAGAATTTTCAGTTAAGACTATATTGCCATAATCGTGAATAGTTCCCCAAGAAGCAATATTCCGTAGATAAATGGTTGAGTCATCTATTTTGCTTGATTCGTCACTGAGGCTTCTAACTTGCTCTCCCAACACCATTAGTAAACCCTTCCTTCCGCAGCCTTCATACGCAACAACGTTCCCACAGTCGACACTGTAGTTGCCATTTGAACCGCAGGGATACCGACATCGCTTGAAATTCGAATCTGCTTTTCCGTCGATGGTGCATTCGGACTGCTGGCTTCAATGACAACCCGTTTCAAACTTTCTTGAATCATGCCTGCAACCATCTTCAAGTTTTGCGTGCTGCCGCCTCCGCCGCCTATGACTGCGACGAGAGGTGCATGAAACTCAAAACGATAAGAAATTGGGGTGCCAGCCTCAATGATAATGTCCGTGACGTTGCCGCCTGCAGCAAACTGCGCAGCAGGTCCCAGCAAACTGTTAGGCATAATTTGACCTGGACCTAAACCATACACGGGTCCGGTACCGCCCAAGTTTTGCCAATCATACCCTCTTGCCGCTTCTGCAGGTGCTTCAATTTTGCGCATAAGTTCATCAAGAACGTTGACGGCATCTTGCAAATCAATTTTCATGGCATTCGCAAAACGGACAGCAACCGCAATTGCGCGGAGCATACTACTTGATTCCCATGCTTTCGTGTAAGCCTCAACGAAATCTTTGCCGGCTTCACGTGCTTTTTCCACGTTGTAACTACGGATCAAATTGTCAAAAACGCGTTGGTTTACATCTTGCGTCTTTTGAAGTTCAACATTCACGCCCTTGATACGATCCATTGTGTCCTGCCATCGTTTCTGCCAAACTTCAATCCACGGTGCTTGTGTTGACACGATGCTTGTTGTTTGGGTTAATGTGGTGTTTAAATCTTTCAAAGCTTGGGTGTAATCAGTCACATTAGCCGTTGCACCACTCGGGCCGCTTGGCAACGTTATGCCAGGCGGCGTCAATAAACCGCTTTTGCCAATTGTTGGAAACTCTGGCATTCCAAACTGTTTTCGCAGACTTAACGCGAACTCACGGACTTGTGGTGCAATGACTATTCCCGCAAGAGGAATTGCAGCTACGGCCAATGAAAGTCCAATGGCAGCAGCTTTAGTTAATTCTAATTCGGTGCGAAGATATTGAATAGTTGTCTTTAGTCCCGTGAGTCCAGTGATCACTGTTGGCATCGTGGTAACAGCCATCGACCATATCGTTTTGCGTTGATTTTCAGCTGCCATGTCTGCTCTCGCAGTAGATACCTTCAAGCTTTCTTCCGCAAGCATCAATCGGTTGTAAGCATCTATTGCTTGTTCGCTGCCTGCCCCGAACTTCTCAAGGACCTTGTTCAAGTTGTTCTGAGAATCACGAACGGACTCTGTGCTTTTCATCACAGTCAGGTTTGCACGATCTAACATTACCTGACTATCTCTGACGCGATCAACCATGTTGTAAAGGTTCAGCGCGCTTGAAGCCACGTTGTTGAAACCGAGAACCAGACTCTTCGCACTGCTGCCCACATTACTGATCGTGCCACTGGCATTATCGACTGCGTTAAGATTGATTTGAAGATTTGTACTCATATCATATCCTTCTGCGATTCGTTTTCCCCGTGAACCAGGCAGCCCACTTCAAAAGAAAAGAAACTTGGAAAGGCGTCAAACTCCCAACATACTCAAGTGTGTACCCGTACTCGTGTGCAATGAAACCGATGACTTGTGCGTCTTCGTTGTACTCTATGAAACTGCGGATTTCTTCTTCGTTGGCAAAAAACCTTCAGCTTCGATTAGGAGTTGCAGGATCCTTGCGCCCTTGCCCATTGGAAACTTCTTGACGTCCTCAAGAGTCAGTCCAGGATAAGCTTTCTCAAGCATTTTCCAAAGCATCATAGTCGAATATTCTTCGTTTGTCTTGGCCTTACTCAAATCAGCAGTATCCTCAAGTACCAAAGGATAGTAATAGATTTCTTCGTCGCCGTCAAGAACCATGTGTTTCTGAGTAGCTTTCTTCATAAGCATCTTCGGATCAAATTTCTTTGCAGCAGCACGGCCTTCAGCTTCTTCTTTTTCAAAGAGTTCTTTTCCCACTTCAGCAGGGCTCTTCTTCGCAGACATTTTTCAAGGCTCCTAAGAGTATGTTCCGATCGCTAAGGTAGCTGCTTCTCCAGACCCGTTTTCTATGACAACGCCGTTCTGTTCGTCGCGCCAGCCATGATGCAGAATAATCGCGTTCGTCAACGTGTATTTTGGCTGTCCCGTGGGAGTGCAGTTTGCAGGTCCAAGAAGAATCGTCATTTTTGTTCCTGCCAGAACGAGAGCCGCATATGTCGTGTCGATGAACATTTTCTCGAAACTGAACTTGAAACTCTTGTTTCCACTCTCAAGGACCGCGGGGATATCGCTTGTGAATTTGTAGTCTTTGATAACGTCTGCGTCCATGTCGAATGTGACGCCTTTGATGTAGCCTGCTTCAGCACCGTTGATTGTGATGCTGCCGTTTCGTCCTATTACTGGTGTCGTGTTTACCATTTTTCATTCAACCTCCAACCTTTTTCTTGCTTTGCGGAGACTTGCTCGAGGCAAATCTCTTTCGCAACAAGTTTGACAGGTGACCTGTAAGCATCATTTCAAGAAATTCCGACTTACTCCCCTCGAAATAGGAATCACAAACGGGCAGCGGCGTCCATTCCCACATTTCAAGGTGATTCGAACGAAATTCTTCTTGCTTAAGGCTCTCGAGGGCTCGTCCATATTCTTCTTTCGCAGCGATGAATGCTAGGCCGATCCAAGCCCTATAGTAGCGATCATTCTCGCCTACGTACAACAGGATTTTCCGAGTTGCCGAAAGGAAATGTAGGAAGTTCTTGTCCTGCAGGTCCTCGAGGTTTTGGTGGGGTACATCGTCGAATCTGCCGCCCCAAACTTCCAGGCAGTACGCGTTGAAGAGTTGCTGGAAGACGTGTTTAACCATCTTTGTCTGCGGATAACGAGCCCTGGGCTCGGGCACGAGTTTGTCTATCACGCGCATACAGATGTTGATGACTTGTTTCAGGAGGTGCTCTTTCAACTCTTTATGCAAATAGAACCCTCAAGGAATGAAGAGCAATAAAGCTGAAAACCTGATTACGCCGCCAAAGTACAGCTTGTTCCCGGTGCGGATCTCACCTGGACTGAAGAATGTGGGAAGTACATCTTTCACGGTGTTGCTAAGGGTTCGGTCACTCAGGATCTTGTCGACGACGTCACCCATCAGTGAAACGATATCTGTAAACCAGTTAGTAGGCTCCGTTTCACGAATCATCAGGACCACGCTGAAAGTGATTTTACATTCAAGCATTGACCCGAAAACTGCTTGGCTAATGTCAGTGGGCTCGGGATTGATCACGGCCATAGGTAAGTCTGCAACTTTGAACTGTTCTCCAAGGACAGTGTTTTTGATTGAAGAGACCGCTTCAAGATCTGCTTTCACGCTGTCGAATAAGGCTTTGTAACTGTCATAATACTTTGTCACTTGATTTCTTCCTCAAATACTTCTTTCCAGAGCTCCGGAATCTTTTCTTTTGTCACTTCTGCAGTTTCATGCACAAACGGTCGAGCTCGCGTTCCAGGATGATGCACTATTGAAGTGAAAACGATTTTACCCTCAACTTCAAACCGCAGGACAGACGCATAGACCGGGCGGATCTCATGAGGACGCGTTCCATACTCAACGTAAATAGCGTAAGGCACTGTCGGGCCAATTGTCGCCTCGAGCCCCCGAACCTGTTCCCGAATGCTTCCCAGGAGCCGTCCGGATCTGACAGGCGCCTTGGCACTCATCAACGCATATGCGTAGTCAGCTGCTTTTTTCACGAGCCCAGGCAGAAGCTTTTCTTCGACCTTATCAGCAACTAGGGAGAGGTCCAAACCCCGCTGCGAAACCTGAACCTGAATGCTCATCCACAAGTCACTGTTTTGCGAATATACGGCGCTAACATAATCTGCAGTTCTTTCGAGAACGCGGACGGTACAACTACTTTCAAAGTGAAGTCGTCAACTCGCATGATGGGGCTTATTTTTCGCTGAAGGATCTCATGAAGCATATTGCAGCAGATTTGAATGCAAACATGTTTCACCGCATCTGGAACAGCATTATACCCAGCAGTATAACTTACCCTGACACTCTGTTCATGAATTGCAGGAACCTTGTTGACAAGCATAAGTTGCCCTGTATCCATGTTGAGGATGTAATCGATGGAGTCAAGCGTAACCCAGTTAGGCGCGATTCCGTAGCCTTGATCGTTATATTCCACTTTCGAAACTGAGATTACTGGATAATATTTCAGGTCGATCCATGGATACCGGTAATCGTAAACTTGACTTGTGAAGGAGAGTCCGTCAACTTTGAAGAAGCCTGAAGGCACGCTGCAGTAGTTGTCGATAACGCTTTGCGCAAGCTCTATGAGGCCCTGGAGAAACGTGATGAAAGCTGTTTCGTTCGCGTAGC